TGTGATCGACTGTATCCAATAATATTTCTATCTAGAGTTCTTGCGAATGTAGTTTCTTTGTTGAAAAACTGTAATCTTTTTTGTTCAAATACAGCATCTTTTTCAAGTTTTCTTTGTTTAGCAGCAGCTCTAGCCCCTGCATTAGCGTCTACGCACACGGCAAAATTCAATAAATGTTACATTGTTTGGCCCATGTTTTAACTTACGTAAAAACTTGAAGCCTAGAAACTTAAGCAATCTAAGATGTGCTGTGTTTCTCATATCGACTATATTCCAGAGGAGTGGCTCAGTACGGCTATCGACATACCGCTTGGCCTCTCTTGCAAATGTAATCGGGTATCGGTGAATCTCTGGAGTGCAAAGCATCCATATGTCACCTTCTTTTCCTACTCCGGCCATGCCAGCAGTCTTGCCGTCAGGCACTGTAAAATACACGTAGGATCGGTTTTGAGACATCAGAAATGGTAGGAGGGTAGGATCTATCCCATGCCCTTCTTCAACCTCTCTGAGGTCATCTGGACGGAGATTAGAGGCCACTTCTGTAGCAGCCTCCAAAGTGATTGGGTGTATATAATCAGACACGTTGATAAAATCTGGGTGAATAGTCACCTTCCCAAGACAACGCATGTAGCGTGGCAGGGGCTGGGTGTGATGATCGTAGTATTACATCTACGTTTGTATTTTTTTCGTAGATTGGGACAGTCTTGATAAACTCTTCGAGATATGGTGCATCAGATGCGTCGTACTCGTCAAGCTCTGTTGATTCATATACTTCTGTGTAGTCGTTTTTACCGACTCGTTTAAGTGTTGTTTCATAGAGTCCTATCTTACCAAAATGTAATTTAATTCTGTGTACCACTAACGAAGAATTTACATCAGCTGTAGTTTTTTCGCCTGCCATCTTCATAGGATAAAATGTAGGAAACTGAACTTCATAGGGGTATATATAACCTATAGTAAGTGTTGCACTAGACCAGTTACCCGGTAAGGTAAAGCTTGTGCCACTAACTGTAGGCTTTGCATATCTACCAACTCGTGCTGAGTTAGTGTTTGTATCAATTACCACTAAATCGTGGTTAGGTGTGGTGACTGTATTTAACCAGCCCACACTACTGAAGGTTGTGGTGTTTGTAGCTGAGTTAAAGCTGCCACCGCTAACAGTAGTATGATTATCCACATGAAGTAAGAAGTCGACATTGTCTTGTACTATACTAGGGTCTTCTGTTGTTTGTACTAATCTTATCTTTTGCAAATAATAATCTGCATCTAGATAGTAGTATTCATCATCTATAATAAAATGATATAATATAGGTCTATTTAATTTCCATTTAAACCATGCTGCTTGCTGCCTCTTATCACCAACATTTAGATACTTGTAACCATACACCAAACTGTCAGTTGAGCTTGACTTAGCAAATAGAATAATACTATTTTCTCTTGAGTTAGTAAGTAAGTCTATATTCTTAGGTAGTAGTGTTGGTACAATCTTACTAACTTCAACAACAGTTGGTTGACCTTCTCGACTAATGTTTGCCATCTCATTGAATCGGCTAAACTTACCAGAGTTATCAACATAACCTATTGTAGTGCCTAATGAGATCGGTGCAATATCTTTGTTATAGTTAAATGTAGATATACTACGTAATTTAGCAGTATCAGGATTTAAAACTGTATCATCTGATGCAAGTAAGAATTGTTGGTTTGTGCTAAATACTACCAAACCAGCATTGATTGCTATACCATCAAACAGTTCTGACGGAAATGTAGATGCAGAAGATATATCAATAGGATCTGATGCTGATACAGTCAGTGCTGACTCAGCAAAGAAGTCTGGTTCAGCTATTGAGCCGGGTCTAGCTGATACAACATTTGACCCTGCTAAGAATACTAATCTATTACGAAAGAATAATACTTTGTTTATACGTTTACCTACAAAGGTTGGTAATGGATTTGTACGTTCATCACCTATTAATCTATCAGCATAGGTAAACTGCTTGATTGTAAATGTAGCTATTTCAGTAGATGTACCTTGGTTAGCTAGTGCTGTTCTCTGAATAACCAAAGGCATATTAGTAAGAGTCTTCGGTATACCGGGTTTTGCACACTCAGACCAAGAGCCTGATCCATCCACATTATTTTCTCCATCAAATCTTACATAGTAGTCATCTTCTTCTGACATACGAGAGTTAGATACTTTGACTATGTACCCATGTTTACACTGGTTTGGAAGCCTAGTTACATCATTTACAGAGCTTTGCATGACTCTCATTAAGTCATCCTCTACTACTTCTATATTAAAGGCACTAGAGCTAGATAGATACATACCTGTACCTATAATTGTACCAGTGATACCTGATGGAAGTTCTGCTAATATACCACCAAGAACAGTATCGGCAGTAACAGCTGTGTCAGCGTCAAAAGGTGTTGGTTCTGGTCTGATAAGTTTTAGATTAGCTTTAACTGATGTACTTTCGTGATCTTCTACTCTTATCGTATAGTTAAAACCTTCCATAGTTACGGTGGTTGTATCACCTGTAACCCATCCTTCTCCACCATGTAGTAGAACTATGTCAGGCTGATAGCTGCATCTGTAGTTACTACCACCCGGCCCATTAGAGTTAGCACTATAATTAGGACTAACACCTTGTTGACCTAGAGTTGTGAGTCTAAATATAAGGTTGGTTTTACTACCAGAGTCAACACTAAATACTTCAGTACCAATACCCGGACAATGACCTGTACCATCACTTTCATCGAGTGTGTGACTCTGTATTTTTATACGTGTAGCACGATTAAGTGTAGTTGTAGTAGAGTTATTATATAAGTTTACACCGTACTGCCTACCGTTTTCAGTTCTAGTTAGTTCTAGAAATGCGAAGTGAGCATCTGGTGTAGCATCTGTAGTTCCCGTTGTCCCAACGAGAGTGTTAGCATTAGAAGTATCACGACTAGAAACGAAAGTTGTATCATTAATTGTGAGGAACTGTAGGTTTTCTGGGTCACTTGTTGCTAAATAGTTCTGTATTGCTGTTTGTCCACCTGTACCATACACAATAGTTTGTGCTGCACCGGGGTTATCACCGTCAGCTTTCCATACTCTGAGCTGACCATCAGCAGCTATCTGTCCTATATAAGACCCCTCCTCATCGTCACGATAGTAATGAAAGTACGCACCACCACTCTGAACATTAGCTAAAGCATCAGTTCCTATTCTTGCTGCACCCGGTCTTTTAAATAGACCTTTGGTTACATCTGGTATTGCGTTAATAGATTCTACTACCTGACCCGGAAATTTTAGGTTGTCAGGCTGTTCTGATATGCCTGCTGAATATTGTGGAATGGTTTGTGTTACGCCTGCCATTATCGTCTAAGGTTTCTGAATGGTTGATATGTTTGATATGCAGTGCCTTCTGGGAATCCCATCATGCTGTGATCTGCTTGATTGCACTCATACTCTTGTAGTGCTGCTCTCGCTTGCTGCTCCTGTACTCCTAGTAATCTTACTAAACCGGGGTTAGCAACGAGTTGTGTAGCTGCAATTCTAGATGCTCTATATATAATAAAACGTCTGAAAGGAATAGGTAGATCTTCAAATGGGTATAGTCTAACAACATCAAGATCAATGTCTCCATCAAACTCATCTGTATGATCTGTTTTGTCATACAAGAATCCGTTACGACGTACAAGATCATGATGTCTGCGAGCCTGATTATCGTGTAGATCCATAGAAACTATGTCAGCACTTATTTCAATCTTCTTATTTATATCTGGTGTAAACTTTACATGATACTCTGTATTGAAATGCCAGCCTTCTGTTTGTGTATCTACGTTTGCATCACGTAATAAATTAAATATAAATGATACCTCTGGATTATCAAAGTTAAGTTCAGTTAGAGGTGCTTGTCCGATAGCTCCCAGTATAGAGTTCACTGCGGATAGTTCGGTATCGGTGTCAATAGTTGTGGTAGCCATAAGAAAAAAGGGAGCCGAAGCCCCCGTATAAAAATAAAAATTAA